GCCACCAAAGGTGACTCCATCACTTTCTCTACGCCCACAATTGAAGGTACGGTATCGCGCCGCAACAAACTGGACGGCAACGGCAACCACCCCTGGAAGGCTGAGGTCAACTCGGACGATGACGGTGTGGCGGCGGCGATCATCACCGGTTGGTACACGGAAGTTTACGAGCCAGCCTTCGCTCTGCAGGGTTAAAGGAGGTCTGACCTATGGATAACGAGAGAAGCGCGAAAATCAATATCGGGGGCACGGATTTTGAACTGGTTCTTACTACAAGAGCTACCAAGGAAATAGCCCGCCGCTATGGCGGTCTGGAAAATCTAGGCGAGAAACTGATGAAGGCTGAAAACTTCGAACTTGCCTTAGATGAGATTATCTGGCTGATTACGCTCTTAGCCAACCAGTCCATCCTCATCCATAACCTAAGAAACAAGGACGCACCAAAATCTGTTCTTACCGAGGACGAGGTGGAACTTTTGACCTCGCCTTTGGAACTGGCCAGCTACAAGGCGGCCATCACCGAAGCGATGTTTAAAGGCACCAAACGCGACATCGAGAGCGAGGGTGACCTAAAAAACACCGGAGCCGAGTAAGCGACGATGAGTTGTTTACCCGGCTTCTTTATGTGCGCCCAGATAGGGCATTGCCTAATGTGGTGTAGGAGCCACTCCGAACGATAACTCGGGAAATAACCCACTTAACCGAAAGGCGAAAGCTGGCACGGGAACAAAGCACGGTGGGAAAGCGGTAAGTCACCTTAAAACACATTGGTGCGACTGAACTGCAATATTAAGCGGATATAAGGTTTAAATTGGGTTTATTGAATGCGAGTTTCCAGTTTCTGTTAGTCGTAGGCGGAGGAAATGTGTTTGTAACCTCTGGAGCAGGAAAGGTTGTCATTAATAGAGGGACAATCGGTTATCAAATATCCTGTTCAACACGCAAGAGAACTTGTGATAACGAAACGAAAGCAAAACCGACAATCCGCACATACCTGTAGGCAGTGTTAACTGGGGATACCCTAAACAGGAACGCCACAACGCGGCTATAGCCACAGGGCTTGAATACCCTGCATGGGTACGGAGCGTTCGTAGTAGTCCGAGGACGGGAAAGCCGTCCACATGGCGAAGGGACGCAGTTGTTGTGTACTAAAATCAAAATTGATTAGGGAGGAAAACCTCATATGCAACCAACAATAGAGATTTTAGCAAGAATCAGCGTAAACTCTAACGCAAACAAGGATGAAGTTTTTACAAGACTTTACCGCTATTTGTTGCGACCAGATATCTACTTTGAAGCATATAAAAACCTGTATGCCAATAACGGAGCAGCGACCCGTGGCGTGGATAATGATACCGCAGACGGTTTTAGCGAAGCGAAAATTGATAAAATAATAAAATCGCTTAGTGATGAAACCTACACGCCAAAATCAGTGCGAAGAACTTATATCGATAAGGGAAACGGGAAAAAGCGACCGTTGGGCATTCCGACTTTTACGGACAAACTGGTGCAGGAGGCACTTCGTATGGTACTTGAAGCTGTGTATGAACCGTCTTTCTTGGATTGGTCGCACGGTTTCAGACCGAACCGAAGCTGTCATACCGCGCTGGCAAGTTTGAAGAAAGAGTTTACAGGGGCGCGTTGGTTTGTCGAGGGCGACATTAAGGGTTGTTTTGATAATATCGACCACGCCGTTTTAATAAGTATGCTGAACAAGAAAGTGAAGGATGCACGAATAGTCAAACTGATTTACAAATTTTTAAAAGCAGGTTATATGGAAAATTGGCAGTACCACAACACCTACAGCGGTACTCCGCAAGGCGGAATTATTTCGCCGTTGCTTGCCAATATCTATCTGCACGAACTGGATAAGTTTGTAATGATGTTAAAGGCAGAGTTTAACAAGCCGAGAGAAACCCATTCCACGTATGAATACGGGGTTATAAGAAGAAAGATGAAAAAACTCCGTAAGGAAATCGAAAACGCGGACGGTGACAAGCGTGGGCAATTGCTTGATGAATATAAAGCAACTCGCGCACAGTTATTACAAACCCCCGCGAAGTCACAAACTGATAAGAAAATCAAGTATATCAGATATGCAGACGATTTTTTGATTGCCGTCAACGGAAGTCGTGAGGACTGTGCGGAAATCAAGCGCAGGTTATTCGAATTTATCGGACAGACCTTGAAAATGGAACTCAGCGACGAAAAAACGTTGATTACCCATAGCAATGATTACGCGCGGTTTTTGGGCTACGATGTACGTGTGAGGAGAAATGGAAAAATTAAGCGCGGCGGTAAAAATGGTTGTACTAAACGCACGCTTAGCAATAATGTGGAACTCTTAGTGCCCTTTGAAGATAAAATCAATAAATTCCTGTTCTCAAAGGGTGTTGTTAAACAACGGCTGAACGGTACTGTCTACCCAACGCACAGACCCGCCCTGGAACGATTGACCGACCTTGAAATTGTGATGACCTACAACGCCGAACTCCGTGGAATATGCAATTATTACAGATTAGCCAGCAACTATAATAGTCTTGGGTATTTTGCATATCTGATGGAATATAGTTGTTTACGAACGCTTGCAGGAAAACACAAATCAAAGGTTAGCAAAATCAAGGAGAAGTTCAAAGACGGTCATGGCAAATGGGGTATTCCTTATACGACTAAAAAGGGTGAAAAGCGCTGTTATTTCGCTAAATTAGCCGATTGCAAAGGGGCAAAATTCTGTACGGATATATTGCCAAACGCTTTTGTAATCCACATGAGCGCAAGAAATACCTTTGAAAACAGGTTGAAAGCGAAAGTTTGCGAGCTATGTGGGACAACGGATGCAGAACACTATGAAATTCATCACATTCACAAGGTAAAAGACCTCAAAGGGAAAGAGCCTTGGAAAGTGGCGATGATAGCCAAACGGCGAAAAACTATGGTGGTTTGCAGAAACTGTCATAACACAATTCATCATTAAGAGTTTAACTGACCAAACAACAATGGGGAGCCGGATACCTTGAGAGGGGTAAGTCCGGTTCCGGGAGAGGACTGTGCAAACCTACCGTAGAAATGCGGCAAGGCGGCATTTTCCTACTCCACTACGGTACGGTGCATCTGAACCGTTCCGAAGAGGAAACCTGGCTGACCCCGTTGGGTCTGCTCATGGACTTGTGGGAGTGTCATAAGCAGTTTCTGGGCTTGGCCAGGCCCAAACAGGAGATGTTCATAGACGGCATCATTCCGGAAGGCGTTTAAGGGTTATCTGCATATAAGCGGCGGCTTATGCACAGATAGCCCTTTTCTATGTGCAATTCCGCAGCTAAAGGAGGTGGCGGCATGGCGGACAATTTCGGCCTTAAAATTGGGGTCGAAGGCGAAAAGGAATTTAAAAATGCTCTCAGGGACATCAACCAGTCCTTTAAGGTGCTGGGTAGCGAAATGACCCTCGTAACCAGCCAATTTGATAAAAACGATAAATCCATACAATCGGTTACCGCCCGGAACACGGTTCTAAGTAAAGAAATCGACGCTCAGAAAGAGAAGATTTCCACCCTTAAGGCTGCACTGGACAATGCCTCCTCCTCTTTCGGTGAAAATGACCGCCGTACTCAGAACTGGCAGATTCAACTAAATAAGGCTCAGGCAGAAATCAACGGTATGGAGCGTGAACTTGAGCAGTCCACAATCGATGCGGATAAGCTCGGTGAAGAATTAGACGATTCCGGTAAAAGTGCTGACGAGGCCAGTGGCAAGTTCGAAAAGCTGGGCGGCATCCTCAAAGGCATCGGCGTAACTATGGGCGCGGTTGCGGTTGCCGCCGGTGCCGCCGCAATCAAGCTAGGCCAAGAAGTCGTGCAGCAGTTCGGCGAACTGGAGCAGAACCTGGGCGGTTCAGAAGCCGTGTTCGGCCAGTACGCCGCCTCCATCCAGAAGACCGGCGAAGAAGCCTACAAGAACCTGGGAGTTTCCCAAAGCGAGTACCTCGCCACCGCCAATAAGATGGGTGCGCTGTTCCAAGGCTCCGGCATTGAACAGCAAAAGTCGCTGGAACTGACTGAAAAAGCCATGCAGCGAGCGGCGGATATGGCCTCCGTCATGGGTATTGATATGCAGATGGCTTTGGACTCCGTGGCAGGTGCGGCCAAAGGCAATTTCACCATGATGGATAACCTGGGCGTAGCCATGAATGCCACCAACATCCAAGCCTACGCTTTAGCCAAGGGCCTTGACTTCACCTGGGCATCCGCCACCAATGCGGAAAAAGCCGAAGTCGCCATGCAGATGTTCTTTGATACTACCGAGCAGTATGCGGGGAACTTCGCCAAGGAGTCGACCCAGACCATCACTGGTTCAATCGGGCTGCTCCAAGCCGCCCTGGGATCGTTTACCGCCGGGCTGGGCAACGCCAACGCCGATATGACAAACCTGACCCAGAATCTGGTGGAAGCCTTTCAGGCTGTCGTTACTAACATTGTACCGGTTTTGGAGAACATCGTAGCTGCGCTGCCCCCGGCGGTTGGTTCCATATTGCAGGCGGTGGGTGATCTGCTGCCCACGCTCCTGAGTACAGTTACGGAACTGTTCTCGCAAGTGCTGGAAACCGTCCTGAATCTTTTGCCGCAACTAATCCCGGCGGCTGTTGGTGCCGTAATGACGATTGTCGGGGCCTTGATTGATAACCTTCCATTGCTCATCGAAGCGGCAGTGCAGCTGGTGTCTGCCCTTGTGGAGGGCATCGGTCAGGCTTTGCCGGAGTTAATCCCCGCCGCCGTAAACGCTGTCGCAACGATTGTCCAAGGCTTGGCAGACAATCTGCCCATGCTGCTGGGCGCGGCTTTGCAGCTTATCCTGGGCCTGGCGCAGGGGCTGGTGGACGCGATACCGCAGTTAATTGCCGCATTGCCCGCCATAATTAATGCTCTGGTTGATTTCATCATCGGGGCTGTGCCGCAGATTATCCAGGCGGGCATCCAGCTTTTAGCGGCCTTGGTCAAAGGACTGCCGGAAATCATCATAGCTGTTGTGGCAGCCATACCCCAGATTGTCGAAGCGCTGGTTACCGCCATCATAGACCC